GGGCAGGTCACCTACGGCAACGCCAACCGGATCAGCCCGGACTGGCGGCGCTTCTGGGTGAACGTGTTCATCCCGGCGAACTTCGGCACGGGACCGATCACACTGACCCCGTCGCTCACGTTCACGTCCTCGCAGACCGTTCAGGTGGACGCCGGGATGCTCGAAGCGCGCTACGCGCCCACGGACTACATGGACGGCGACTACGTCGATGCGATCTGGGGTCTGGGGCAGCTCAACGCTCACCAGAGCGATTCCTTCATGTACCAGAACTGGACGTACAAGGTTCCGCGTCCCCCGGATGAGCTGGACGTGTTCCTGCCCTCCGGAACCCCGTACGTGCTGTCTCGGGTGGACGGGGTCGCTACGACCATCGGTGGCGCTGCGATCAAGGGGTACGCCGCGTAAGCTTCGCCTCATGGTGAACTTACTCGTGATCGCGCTCCTCGCGGGCGCTGCAACGGCATTCTGCACGGAACTGATCGGTGAGTTGGTGGATCGGTGGGCGGACCCCCGACCGGTCAAGCTCGTCCTCACGGTGCCCCTCGCAGCGGGCGCGTGCTGGCTCCTGGGGCTTCAGCCGCTTCAACTGGTAGTCCCGACCCTCGCAGCCGCGTTCGTGGCTCTGGCGGTCATCCGGTGGCTGAACCGACCCGTTCAGGTGCAGCAGGTCGTCCAGCGCCGCGTCCCCTAACCGGGGGACCCCACCGCGACACGCGGTGCTTTGGTCTCGACACCTCTCCGCCCGGATGTAGAGTCAAACCCTCACTACCGGCTTCGCTCGCCGGTTCGCCCCTGACCAGGAGCACCTCTTGACGCTTCCCCATGAGTTCTTCTCCCATGACCTGACAGACGGAGAACTTCGTGTTCTAGTCGCCCTCTACCACCTGGCAGACGCCAACGGCGTCGTGACCGCGACAATGGAGGAGCTGACCATCCTCACCCGCCTCGGTCGCGAGGCGATGCGCCGCGCCATGCGCAAGCTCGAAGAGCGAGAGATTCTGCTCACGACTCGCACCAAGCGCAACCTCGGCAAGCTCTCCAAAAACCGATACAAGGTGCTCGTCACCGAGCCGGTCAAGCAGGTCTACGACCCGCTGCGCGCCGGGAACTCCTGGGGAGTACTCGGTGAGGTTCCTGTGGAGAATGCTCCCGAGGGAGGCATGGTGAGCACCGACAATGCCTCCGCAGAGAGGCATGGCGAATCTGGCGCTCTAAGCCTCTCGCGGGAGGCATCAACAGCTAGCTCACCTGTAGATAAGTCCACGGAGCTACCTGGACTTACTAGCTACATAGCTAACAAGCAGGTAAGCGTGGCTTTAGGAACTTCGTTCCTAAAGGGGCGCGCCGATGGCGCACCCAAGATCGAGACCGAGGAGAGAGACATGAATCGCTGGAGTGCTGACGACGACTTCGTCGGAGGTGTCGGTCTGTTCGAGGAGGAGGTGGCTCCCAGTGGGAAGCCCAAGCCCAAGCCGAACAAGCGCTCGGCATCGACCCGGGGTCAGCGTCCGGAGTCGGAGTGGACCGCCAACGACGTGGCAGCCGAGTTCGCGTACCAGCTCGGACGCCGGTTCCCGCGTCTGCCCGGTCTGGTCAACGTCGCTGCGGTCCGCGGTGCCCTGATGCGCTACCGCGGTCAGATCGAGACCACCCCCGAGGTCGAGATGGAAATCATGCGGATGTACTTCGAGGACGAGTACAACCTGAAGCTGGCGCAGGAGAACCCCTCCCGAGCGCACGGCAAGTACCTCGCGATGTTCAAGACCCACATCGGCAAGGCTCACGAGCGTCTGGGGCTGGATTACTTCGAGAGCCGTGTCGTTATCGACCCGACGGACGACATCGCGGTACTTTTCTCGTCAGACGGTCGCGAGTTCGAAGACAACATGTCCGGACGCGCCGCCCTGAAGGCTTACGAGGCACAGCTCCTGGCTCGCCTGGCAACCGCCTCCACCAACTAGTCCACCGCCGAGCGATTGAGGGATCGAATGGCTTACAACCTTGCGGAGCTGTCTCCACTGAAGCGCTGGTGGCTCACCAAGTCCAGCAACATTCCGCAGCGGTACTGGGGCATCAGCGCCGCCGACCTGGACACCAAGGACGGTGAGTTCCACTACGGCGTCGAGAGCTGGCTCGGAGAGGTCCTGGCGGGTGACGTGATCAAGTCCATCGGCAAGATCGGCTCCACGGGCGTCGGGTTGCTGCTGGACGGCAAGCCGGGGCGCGGGAAGACCACCCACGCCGTCACGGCGCTCACCGAGTTCGTTCTCCGGCTCCCGGACGAGGATGCCGCGATGGCGCACCTCCTGGGCGCTAAGCCTGCCGACCTGGGCTTCAAGTTCCGCGCGGTGCACTACCTGACCATGAACGAGCTGCTAACCAAGAAAAAGGCAGCCTTCGACGCCGACCCGGACGAGCGCCGCGAGCTTCACGCCGAGATGGAGGGTTTCCATGGTCGTTCGACCATCGACAGCCTGAACGTGCGCGTTCTCGTGCTGGACGACCTCGGCAAGGAGTACGGCAGCAAGTACGACGACTTCTCCTTCGATGACGTGGTCCGCGCTCGCTACGACAAGGGTCTGCCCACCATCATCACCACGAATACCCCGCGCGAGGCGTGGGGCACCGCTTACTCTGAAGCAATGGGAAGTTTCGCCCACGAAGCGTTCCGCAGAGTCAAGCTCGATGGAATCGACCTTCGGAAGGGGCGGTGATGAAGGGTACGAGCATGGCAGCATCCCGCTGGCGGACAATCCGGGTCTTCCTGGACGACAACGGTGTGGATGAGGTGGACTGGGACCTGGACAACCAGGACAGCCTGCGGTGCACCTGCGCGCAGTTCCAGCGCAACGTGGACCGCCCCGGGATCACGCGCAAGTGCAAGCACATCACCTTCCTGCTTCGCGAGGCGAAGGAGACCTCGGACGGCAAGTTCCGAATCCGGCTCGACAAGGACATCCCCGACGAGGTCGCCTACAAGGCACTCCGCGAGGATACCGCCGCCTTCCGCGACCTGGTCATCCGCCACAGCACGCCGGTCCTGCTCTGATGCAGGGCGGTGACATCGCCGCCGAGACTCCCCCGCGGATCATCGTCGGCATCGACGTGGTCGTCCAGTCCGAGGTCATCGAGGAGCGCGCCAAGCTCGCCCGCTGGAAGACCGAGCAGAAGCGCTATATCTCGTCCTACAACTGGGCGGCGCTCTCCGCCATCTGGAACAAGAGCTTCCGCTACGGACTGTCGGTCGAACTGGCAGCCAGCCGGGCGGAGCACTGGACCCAGGACCACCTCCTACAGATCATGGAGCGCCTCGACTCCCGCGGGGGCAACCCGTTCAACGAGGCAAACCTGTACGACTCGCTCGAAGACTTCATCGCCGAGCTTCCCTACCGGGTGAACCTGAAGGGCGTCGTGGACCTCCGCGGTCGCGTCGCCTTCTACGGCTCCTGGGGGATCGAACTCGACAACCTGAACTAGGACACCCTTACATGGCACACGACAACGAATACCGGTTGATCAGCAAGATCATCGAGACCCGCACCTGGACCCCCATCGCCGAAGCCGGGGTGAAGTCCGACTGGATCGTGGACGATGATCTGCGCAGCGTCTTCTCCTTCATCCGGGACCACTACGGCACCTACTCCGAGGTTCCCTCCTACACCACGGTCAAGGACAACTTCCCGAACTTCCAGGCACTGAAGGTCACCGACACCATCGACTACCTGATCGATCAGGCGGTGGCGTTCCGGCGCAAGAGCCTGACGATGAAGGGCGCGTCCACGCTGGTCGAGACCCTCCAGAAGGGCGACTACGAAGCCGCGCTCCGGGAGATGTCCAACACGGTCACCGAGGTCAACGCGCAGGGCGTCCAGGGCACCACGCACCTCGACCTGACCGGCGACCCGGACGCCCGATTCCAGGAGTACCTCAACCTCCAGAACAGCGTCTTCCTCGGCATCCCGACCGGCTTCGAGAAGATCGATGAGGCGACCGCGGGTCTCCAGGGCGGTCAGCTCGTCACCGTCATCGCCCCGCCGAAGACCGGTAAGAGCCAGATCGCGCTCCAGACCGCCATCAACGTGCACCAGGCGGGCAAGGTGCCGATGTTCCAGTCCTTCGAGATGAACAACCACGAGCAGTCGCAGCGCCACGACGCGATGCGCGCTCACGTCAGCCACGGACGCCTCCGCCGCGGAAAGCTCAACTCCGCCGAGGAGCAGCGCTACAAGGACCTGCTCGCCCAGATGAAGAACGAGCACCCGTTCCACATGGTCGATGCGGTCGGCGGCATGACCATCGACGCCCTCGTGGCGAAGGCGGAGCAACTGAAGCCGGACATCCTGTTCGTGGACGGTGTCTACCTCATGCTCGACCAGGTGACCGGCGAGGCGAACACCCCGCAGGCGATCACCAACATCACCCGCGGGCTGAAGCGCGTCGCGCAGCGCCTGGACATCCCGGTCGTCATCACCACCCAGACCCTGCTCTGGAAGATGAAGGGCAACAAGGTCTCCGCCGACAGCATCGGCTACTCGTCCTCGTTCTTCCAGGACTCCGACGTGATCCTCGGTCTGGAGCCGGTGGAGGAGGACGACCAGGTCCGCCTCCTGAAGATCGTCCAGTCCCGCAACAGCCCGCCCTCGGAGACCTCGATCACGTGGAGCTGGGACACTGGCTGCTTCCACGACGAGAGCAAGCAGCAGACCTGCAAGTTCTGCGTGCCGTTCGGTGGTGCCTCGGGAGGTGCTCCGACCCCATGATCGTGGACTACGAAGAGGTGCTCGACCACCTCGGCATCGACTACGAAGTGCGCGGCGTGGAGGCTCTCGGGCTGTGCCCGATGCACTTCCAGCGAACCGGCAAGGAGGACCACTCGCCGTCCTGGTCGATCAACATCGAGACCGGGCAGCACATGTGCTTCTCCTGCCACTACAAGGGCAGCCTCCTGACCCTCGTCGCGGACGTGAACGGGTTCTACCTGCCCGAGGTCTGGGGCGTCAAGGAGAAGGAGCCGACCCGCGACTACGCCGCCGCCGAGGCGTGGCTGGCGAACATGACCGAGGTCTCGCCGGACCGGCTCATGCAGGCGCTCCAGCGCATCCCCGGGCACGTGGTGGAGCTTCCCCCGCCGCCTCCTATGAACGAGGCGCGCCTGGCGCTGTTCACGGCTCCGCCCGAGGACCAGCTCGAAAAGCGCCGGATCAGCCTGGAAGCAGCGACCGACTACGAGATTCTCTGGGACCCGAAGTCGTTCTCGTGGATTCTCGTGATCCGAGAGCCGGAGGGCAAGCTCCTCGGCTGGCAGGAGAAGGGGACCGTCGAGCGCACGTTCAAGAACCGCCCGCCCGGCATCTCGAAGAACAAGACCCTGTTCGGCTACCGGAACCTCCGGGAGGACATCGTCTACCTGGTGGAGTCGCCTATCGACTGCGCCCGGCTGCACACCGCTGGCTTCCCTGGCGCTGTGGCGATCTGCGGCTCCTCCATGAGCGAAGCACAGGTCAAGCTGATCCGCGGTGCCAACCGGGTGATCGCCGCGTTCGACCACGACGACGCAGGCAAGAAGGCGAGCGGTGAGCTGCACGGTCTCGCGCTGAAGTACGGGCTGAACCTGAGCTACTTCAACTACGGCGACTCCGGAGCCAAGGACCCGGGTGACCTGGACGACGAGCAGCTCGCCTGGGGGATCGAGCACGCCAAGAGCTTCCTCTTCGGAGAAGCATCCTATGTTTAGTGGAACCCTGCTCCCGTATCAGGTTGACGACGTGGACGCCATGGTCGCCGACCGGACGAAGCTCGTCGCCTACGAGATGGGCTTGGGCAAGACCCCGATGACCATCGCCGCGGTCGAGAAGCTTCGTGATGCGGGGCGGGTTCGGATGCCCACGCTGGTCATCGTGCTCTCCAGCCTGAAGTACCAGTGGCAGTCGGAGGTGTACAAGTTCACCGACCGCGACGCCATCGTCATCAACGGCACACCTTCTCAGCGCAAGGCGCAGTGGGAGAAGGCGCAGTGGTACGAGTACGTCGTCCTGTCCTACAACACGGTGGTCTCCGACGCCAAGACGCTGAAGACGTTCAAGTTCGACGCCGTCGTCCTCGATGAGGCGACCGCGATCAAGAGCTTCACCTCCGCCCGAGCACGCGCCGTCAAGTCGCTCGCCCGCCGCTGCGGTGTGCGCTACGCGCTGACCGGCACCCCGATGGAGAACGGGAAGCCGGAAGAGGTCTACTCGATCATGCAGTTCGTGGACGAGACCGTCCTCGGGCGCTTCGACCACTTCGATGAGCAGTTCATCGTCCGCAACTCCTACGGCGGAGTGAAGTACTACACCCGCCTCCCCCAGCTCCAGCGCCGGTTATCCACAGCCATCGTGCGCAAGCGCCAAGAGGACCCGGATGTCGCTCCGTACCTGCCGGATACCGTGCACCGTGATCCGCTGCTGGTGACGATGGACCGGAAGACCCAGAAGCTCTACAACGTCATCGCCAAGGACCTCATGGAGATTCTGATCGAGATGGCGGACCTCAGCGGAGGAGCCTGGTTCGATGTCGCTGCGCTGTACGGCGAGTCGAGCGCCTGGCAGGACCCGAATGACCCGCTGCTCCAGCTCCGTGGTCGCGCCATGGCGTGCGTCACCGCGATGCTGATGCTGGTGGCTCACCCCAACCTGCTGCGCCTGAGCGCTGAGAGCTTCGTCAACAGGTCCGGGCACGGCAGCGCCTACGCCGCCAACCTTCTGGAACTCGGGCACCTGAACGACCTTCCGGGCGCTCCGAAGTACGACGCTGCGGTGAAGTTCCTACGAGAGCACCTGGACATCGATCCGTCCTACAAGGGCGTCGTGTTCACCCGCAACCCGTGGCTGGCGCAGCATCTAGCCGATGAAATGACCGCGAAGGGCTACAAGAGCCTGGTCTACACCGGGGAGATGTCCGCGAAGCAGAAGCACGCCGCCAAGACGACGTTCCAGGAGTCCAAGCGCGTCCGGCTGCTCATCAGCACCGACGCGGGCGGTTACGGCGTCGATCTTCCCCAGGCGAACCTCCTGCTCAACTACGACCAGCCCTGGCAGGCAGGTCTGAGCGTGCAGCGCAACTCCCGCGTCAAGCGCGCGTCCTCGCAGTGGAAGACCGTCACCATCCAGGACATTCTCAGCCGGAACAGCATCGAGGAGCACCAGCACGCGATGTTGCAGCAGAAGACCCGCGTGTCGAAAGCGGTAATCGACGGCACCGGCATAAACTCAGCGGGAGGCGTTGATCTGAACGCCGGGAGCCTGCTCCAGTTCATCCAGTCCAAGGCAGCCTAGGAGACCCCGTGGTACGAGTCCTCGACACCGCCAGAGCGGTCACCACCCCCAGCGAGGGGAAGCTGGCACTCAACGAGTACCTCCTGCTGAAGAAGGAGGTCGCGGAGAAGGACAAGCGCCTCAAAGAGCTGTACCCGACCGTCATGGCGTACCTGGACACCGATTCCTACGAGGACGGCAAGGGAAACCGCGTCCATGACCTCGACGCCCCCATCGCCGGATTCAGCCGGGTGGAGAAGGTCCTGCGGACCTCACGCCCGCTGGACGCTGACGTGGCGGAGGAGCTGCTCAACAGCAAGGGTCTCCGCGACGAGGCGTACGAGATGGTCGAGGTGCTCAACGAGCAGAAGATCATGGAGCTGCTCCAGGACGGGAAGCTGACTGCCGAAGAGGTGGACGCGATGTTCCCTGTCAAGGAGTCCTACGCCCTAACTCCTAAGAAGTAGCCGTGGTCGGCATTCGCAGCGACGAGGACATCCTCCGCGCCTTCGAGGGGCTGGAGAAGCTCCCTGGATCGAAGAAAGCACGTCGAGCCGACACCCCGGTCGCAGAAAAGCGCCGGGCGAAGGCGTTCGGTGAGTCGAACGGCTGGGACTCGAACCCCATCATCAAGACCCTCCACGGTGAGGAGACTGAGGTCTTCACGGTGTCTGCGCTCGCGCACGCACTGGAGAAGAAGATCGTCACGATCCGCCTGTGGGAGAGCAAGGGCTACATCCCCGCAGCCCCGTACAGACTTCGCTCGAAGAGCCTCAACGGCACGAAAGTGGCTGGGAACCGCGTCTACACGCGGGAACTGGTCGAAATCGCCATCGAGGAGTTCGCTTCGCGCGATTTGCTCGGAACCGCTCGCGTAGAGTGGTCCCGGCACGGCGACCTGACAGAAGCGATCACTCGCAGATGGCGGGCAGCCGTTTCCCGCTGAATGGACCCAGCGGAACGAAAAGCACCACCCTACCAACCTTCCTCTACCGAAAGTAACTGCCTCATGATCACCCCCACCCAGAACGCCAGCACCTACCTCGATGACGACGCTCCCGAAACGGAGCCGGAGTTCGCCGAGGACGACGCTGACGCCCAGCCCAAGCACGGCACCTCCGTCCAGTCCGGATGGGGAGCGGCGCAGAAGGCGCTGGAGAAGAAGGACGGCGACTACCCCACGGACTTCAAGTTCGAGGAGCAGGCTCGCGTCGTCCGCTTCCTGGAGAACGAGCCGTTCTCCGTGTACTACCAGCACTGGATCGAGCGTGCCAAGGGCAAGCGCTCCTTCGTCTGCCTCGGCGAGGAGGAGTGCCCGCTCTGCAACATGGTCGGCGACAAGCCGCGCGCCCGCCTGGCGTTCAACGTCCTGGTGGTCTCCGACGAGAAGCCCACGGTTCAGATTCTGACCGCTGCCCCGACGCTGGCTCGCCAGCTCCAGGCGGCGAACGAGGACGCCCGTCGTGGTCCGCTCACGCGGCACTACTGGGCAGTCGCCCGCCTCGGCACCGGCAGCAAGACCACGTTTTCCCTCGAACGTGTGAAGGCTGCCGACCTCGCCGAGGACTGGGAAATCGACCCGAACGCGGTGGAGGAGCTGGCAGCCTCGGCTGAGAAGCACGACACCAAGGCGATCTACGTGTCGCCGAAGAGCGAGCTGGTCGATGTGGCGAAGGAAGTCCTTCGCGCAGGCGAGTAACACTCGCTGACTCGGAGCGGGAGTGGCTGAAGGGCTGCTCCCGCTCCTTCATCTCTGCCTATCTGCCGACCTACCGAGGGACTTCCCCACATGCCGTACAGCATTGACGACTACAACGTCATCACCACCCAAGCTCAGCTCGATGAGTTCGTAGGACGCTACTCCCGAGTCTCCGCGTTCACCTACGACGTAGAGACCATCGGCGAGGACCGCCTCTACCCCAAGATCAACAACGTCTGCTGGATCGGGTTCGCCTCCGACCATCCCGACACGGGGGAGGTCATGGTGGACGTGATCCCGATGGGACACCCCAACGGCGAGTTCCTGCACTGGAACAAACCGCTGCTGAAGTCCGGAGAAGCCCGCAAGCTGGCAGGGAAGCCGCTGACGGATACCCACTTCAGCAAGAACCAGAAGCTCTGGGTGCCGATCTTCGACGCACCTCCCGCCCAGCTCACCCCGCGCGTCGTCTTCGACGCCATCAAGCCCCTGTTCTGGAACCGCAAGGTCGAGAAGAGCGGGCACAACATGAAGTTCGACGTGAAGTCCACGGCGAAGTACTGGCGCGAAATCATCCACCCGGGTCCGTACCACGACACCCTCATGGCAGCGTTCATCATCTCGAACCTGACCAAGAACAAGCTCTCCCTGGAGCTGTGCTGCAAGCGCGACCTCGGGATCGACCTGGAGAAGGGTGTCGGAGAGAACATCTCCCTCCACGCCTTCTCGGTCGTCGCCAAGTACACCGCCATCGACGTGGACGCCACCTGGCGGCTCCGGAAGACGCAGCTCCCCAAGCTCGCGGGCAACCTGCGCAAGGTCTGGCGTCTGGAGATGGACGTGCTCCCGGCGACCGCCGCCATGGAGCTGGTGGGCGCTCCCATCGACGTGAAGCACCTGGACGTGATCGAGGAGCAGGTCTCCCGCGGCGTGCTGGCTGCCGAAGCGAAGTGCTACGTCGCAGCAGGCAAGCCGTTCGCGATCAACTCGACGCAGGTCAAGCAGCAGCTCCTGTTCGCTCCGGGACCCAACGGTGAGAAACCGCGGCTGAAGCCGAACCCCCGGATCAAGGTGGCGCTCACCACCAAGGGGCAGCAGCTCCAGCGTGACGGGCACCCGCTGACCTGGGCACACTTCTCGACCTCCGCCGACGCCCTGGAGTTCTACCGCGGCAAGGACGCTCTCGTGGACGCGCTCCTGGAGTACGCCGACCTCAACAAGCTGCTCACCACCTACGTGATCCCGTACAAGGGCGGCAAGGTCAAGCGCACCACCAACGGCAAGGTCCGCTTCGAGGAGCGCAAGTCCCTGCTGATCCGCGGTCGCGCGCACACGAACTTCAAGTCCCACGGCGCAGAGACCGGTCGGTTCTCCTCGTCGGAGCCGAACCTTCAGAACATCCCCTCGCGCGGTGAATACGCCAAGCTGATCCGCAACATGTTCGTCGCGCCTCCCGGGCACAAGCTCGTGGTCGCCGACTACTCGCAGATCGAGCCGCGCGTCATCGCATCGTTCTCCGGAGACCCGAAGCTCGTCCACAACTACCGGACGGGCGGAGATGTCTACCGAACCATCGCAGACCCGCTGGGGCAGCCCCGTAACGTGGGAAAGGTGCTCGTCCTCGCGATGTCCTACGGAATCGGTCCCGACAAGGTGGCTGGAGACCTGGGCATCTCCGTGACGGAGGCGAAGGCGCTGATGAACGGCTTCGAGCAGATGTTCCCGGAAATCGGGCGCTACAAGTCCAAGGTGGTGCGCGCAGCCAAGTCCCGAGCACCGATGCCCTACGTCGAGACCCTGTTCGGTCGCCGCCGCTACATCCCGGAGCTTCTGAGCCGTGAACCCGGTCTCATCAGCTCCGGGGAGCGGAAAGCCTTCAACACGGTGATCCAGGGATCGGCAGCCGACATCATGAAGCTCGCCATCGTCAGAGCGCACTCCTGCTTCCTGGATGAGCCGAACATCAACATGATCCTCACCGTTCACGACGAACTGGTGACGATCACGCCGGAAGATCGCGCAGAAGAGACTGCGGAAGCCATCCGCGTGTCGATGGAGGGAATCCAGCTCGACGCCATTACAGTTCCACTAAAGGCGGAAGTTTACGTCGTAGACAAGTGGGGAGAGGCGAAGTAATGGATCATGTCGAACTGACAGCGCTGGCGGTGAACAACACGCGCGAATTCATCAAGGACACTGGTCACCAGGCTCCCGATGAGGCTCACATCCTCGCTCTTCTGGGGATTCCTCCGACAAGCGACGAGGTTTCCGAGATGGAGGACGAGGCGAGCACCCGCCGCCTCCGCAGGATCGACTACCTGCTCCACATGATCACGACGTACTCGAACCTCTTCGCCAAGGGCACCGTCGCGCACGAGCGCGCGCACCTGCCGGAGGAAGTGCTGGAGCACCTTCCGGACGGTCTCCTGGAGAAGAACGTCGAGGCGCTGCACCTCTTCGGCACGCAGGTCGCCATGGCGATCATCTCGCAGTTCGTGGACCGCGGATTCCTGCTCGTCCCCGAGACCGTGGAGCAGCCTGCTCCTACGAAGCGTCGCCGAGGTATTTTCCGACGTGGCTGACGCTGCACGGATGATGCCGCACGGGAGGGTCGCTGTCTCGCTCTACAGCGCCCTCCTGTGCGTCATCCACCTACCTTCGTTCCTGCGCGACCGTCGCCGAAACCCTTCACTTCCTCGCCCCTGACCATGGAACGGAAGACCCATTGAGTAACACAGCAGACTGGTTCGCGCGGAGGATGGCTGGGAACCACCCGCAGCCCTCCGTACAACAACCACAGTACGTGCCTGCTCCGCAGCCCACTACCCCCTTGCAGATTTCCCAGCAGTTTGCTAATGGGCAGCAGCCGGGGATGCCGTCGCTCCCCATGATGCCGCAGCAGCCGCAGACCAAGGCGCAGTCAGCACGGCAGACGGACACGTGCCCGACATGCGGGTCGGAGAACTACCTGCCGACGCCGGGGAACCCGAACGTGGCGAAGCGCTGCTTCGACTGCGGGTACCCCACTGAACAGGCTGGCTCCCAGTACGGGGCACTCACGGGTGCTCGTGTCGAGGGCACTGCGCCCAAGCCCGCCACAGGCAACTCCACGGGTGGCTACCACCCTGACCAGATCATCGGGAAGGTCTAATGCCGCTCAATCCCGAGCTTCAGAAGCTCATCGGCTCCATCAACAAGAAGATGGGCGGAGAAGCCGTGATCCTCGGCTCCGCGATCACCGCCGAGACCATGCCGAAGATCACCTCCGGCTCCACGACCCTCGACTACATCCTCGGCGGCGGGTTCCCAGGCAACCAGTGGAACGAAATCATCGGAGAATCCTCCCACGGCAAGACGGCGCTCGCCCTGAAGTGCATCGCCGCCAACCAGCGCCGGGACCCTGAGTTCCTGACCGTCTGGGTGGCTGCCGAAGGCTGGGTGCCGCAGTACGCCGAGATGCTAGGTGTGGACACCGACCGCGTCATCATCGTGGAGACCACCATCATGGAGGAGGCGTACCAGGCGGTCATCCAGTTCGCGGAATCCAAGCTGGTGGACGCCATCGTCGTGGACTCGCTCCCCGCGCTGGTCCCGGCTCCGGAAGCCGAGAAGAACATGGACGAGATGACGGTCGGGCGCGGAGCGCTGCTGACCAACAAGTTCTTCCGTGTGGTCGGCTCCGCCATGAAGCGCAGCCTGACGGAGGACGAGCGCCCCGTGCTCGGGCTGATCATCAATCAGTACCGGATGAAGATCGGCGTCACCCACGGCGACCCACGCACCACGCCGGGCGGACAGGGCAAGGACTACGCCTTCTTCACCCGCACCGAGGTCCGCCGCGCGGAGTGGATCACCGAGGGCAGCGGAGCCAACCAGAAGAAGGTCGGGCAGAAGATCGCCTTCCGCACGATCAAGAACAAGGTCTTCCCGCCTGGGCAGGTCGCGTTCGTGGACTATTACTTCAAGGAGGCGTCGGGCGGCATCTTCGCAGCCGGTGACTTCGACTTCGCGAAGGAAATCGTCACGCTCGCCATCGAGGAGGAGCACATCTCGCGCAAGGGAGCCTGGTATTACTACGGCGACCGCAAGTGGAACGGTTCCGAGGCTGTCCTCCAGACCGTCCGCGAAGAGGTGGACCTCATGGAGGAACTCCGCGACCTCGTCCTGAGCACGCCGACCGACGCCGAAATCATGGCGGGAGCTACGGCGTGAAGTCCTACGGACAGCGCCAGTCGCAGGCACACGAGAAGCGGCTCGCCAAGGTCGTCGGCGGGCACGCTGTCGGCGGTTCCGGCAACGGCTGGTCGCACAAGGGCGACGTTCGCTCCGACGACATGCTCATCGAGCACAAATGGACCGGAGCCAAGTCGCGCTCGATCCAGGCTGCCGAGCTGGAGAAGATCGTGAAGGAGGCGCTCCACATCGGTCGCCTCCCGGTCTTCGGGCTGTCGCTCAACAACAAGAACTACGTGATCCTCACCGAGGACGACTTCCTGGAACTGAAGGAGCGCGCCGATGGCTGAACACTCCTGGCGCTACGAGGCTGCCTGCGAGGACGAGGACACTGAAATCTTCTTCCCCGTCCGCAACCGGCACACGTACAAGACCATCGCCGCGCAAGCCAAGCAGTTCTGCCACGGCGACGGCGACCAGCGCCCTGTCTGCCCCGTGATCCGGGACTGCCTGTGGATGGCGATCCGGGACGACGAGGAGCACGGCATTCTCGGCGGCATGTCTCACCGGGAGCGCAACGCTCTCGTCCGCAAGTGGCAGAAGAAGTACCGCCACGAGATGACCCTCCAGGAGTTCATCCTCGAATCGGAAGGAAGTGAGCCGTGGCAGCAGCGCCAGCAGCTCGACTCAACAGCGACGAACTGAAGCGGTTCCTCGACGCTAAGAAGCGCCCGACGAAGGTCATGGGCGACATCGAGCGCCACCTTCAGGCGAAGCCGAAGCAGGATCGTAGTACGACGGTCCTTCACCCCTCGGAAATCATCAAGCACGACTGGTGCCGCCGCGGCTCCTACTTCCTGCTCCAGGGCTACCCCAAGCCGGGCGGGAACCCCGTTCTTAGGATGCAGAGCATCTTCGACACCGGTCACCTGACCCACGCCAAGTGGCAGCGCTGGTTTCACGAGATGGGAACGCTCCACGGCAAGTTCACCTGCCTGGTCTGTCACAAGACCGAGTGGGGCACCTCCATCACGGAGTGCTCGTTCTGCGGCGTCAAGGGTCTCATGGAGTACACCGAGGTGCAGCTCCGCGACGACAAGCTCCGCATCGCCGGTCACACGGACGGCTGGGTGAAGAAGTCGCCCAAGCCGAAGGTCGAGGAGTTCCTCCTGGAAATCAAGACCATCGGTCCCGGCACGATCCGCGCCGAGGCTCCCCAGCTCATGCAGAAGCATGACGGGGACTTCATGAAGGCGTGGAACGACGTGAACCGCCCGTTCTCCCCTCACCTGATGCAGGGTCAGATGTACCTAGAGCTGATGGACCGGATGGGGCACAAGGACGAGAACGGACGCCCCCTGGACGAAATCGTCTTCATCTACGAGCTGAAGGCGGACCAGTCGATGAAGGAGTTCGCGATCAAGCGCGACTACGACTTCGTGGAGCACATCTTCGACCGCGCCGAGAAGCTGATGCAGCGCCTCGCCGACAACAGCCCGCCGCCCTGCTCGAACAACCACGGTGGTCACTGCCCGCAGTGCGAACCCTTCAAGGACATGTGATGCGAGTTCTTCTCTGGAAACTGATCCACTGGCGCTGCGTGTCGCGCAAGCCGTTCAACTCCGTGGACTTCACGCGGAACCTGACCTGGTGGGGTCGCCTTCTGCACATCCACATCGACCGGGTTCAGTGGCTGCGCCGCTCCCTGCTCTGGATTCTCTGATGCTGGACGACGTGGTCGCACGGTACAACAAGCTCGGTCTGGTCTTCCAGAAGCCCGACGTGGACCAGATTCAGCTCCCCGCCGACATCACCGACCTCAGCAGCGAGCAGCTCGGCGAGAAGTTCACCGGTCTGACCGCATGGAGCAACTTCGTCGCCTCCCAGCTCGCGTTCGCTCAGATCAAGGAGCGCGAGGCGGAGCGCGCCATGAAGCGCTACGAGACCCGGCAGATGGTCCTGAAGGGCGGCTCCGGAACCCGCGGCGAGCGGGTCACCTTCGTGAAGGCGCAGATCATGGCGTCAGAAGAGATGGAGGCGCTCATCCAGACCTACGAGGAGGCGTACGCCTTCCGGAAGCTGCTGGAGATGGGCTACGAGAACAGCGAGCGCGACCGGAACCTGGTCAGCCGCGAAATCACGCGCCGGGGAGCCGAGCGCACCCGAGGAGGATTCTGATGCCAGAGAAGCAGTTCGGACCGGGCGTGGACCCGCTCGCCGCCGTGGGGATCGGCATCGACCAGTCCCTCACCGGGTTCGCCCTCTCCATCGTGGAGACCAACAACCACGCCAACCACGACACCCGCGTGTTCAAGTCGAACCACCGAGGTGCCGAGCGCCTGGGCGACATCACCGCGTGGCTGCACCGCCGACTCCGGTCCGTCCCGCAGGCGCGCATCGTGGACATCGCCATGGAAGGCACCGTCCGGGCGTCGATGGCTGCCTCGGTGCTCGGCGAGCTGGCTGGCGTCACCAAGCTCCACCTCTGGGACCAGTTCCACGGCAGCCACTTCCGGCGTCCGCTGCTGGTGCCTCCGATGACGCTGAAGAAGTACGTCACCGGCAAGGGGACCGCCAAGAAGAACGAGATGCTGCTCGCTGTATACAAGGAGTGGGGCATCGAGTTCAACGACGACAACGCCGCGGACGCCTACGGTCTCGCCCTGATGGCTGGCACGTACCACCGCACCTCGGGGCAGCTCGACATTCTCACCAAGCTGGACGACCCCAAATACCGAGACTAGCTCGATAGTGCCGGGGTACCCTGGCGGAGAGGTGGGCAGCCTCTCCTACAAAAAGGACCCCGAATCGTGAACACCACCCCCGAAGTAACCCTGGCGAACATCCCCTCGTCGGAGGAGCCTTTCCTCAAAGTCTCTGCCGGATCGAACCCGCAGTCTGTCGCGTCTGCCATTGCCCACGCCCTGTACGACACCCACAAGGTCATCGTCCGCGCGGTCGGTGCTGGTGCCGTGAACCAGGCGGTCAAGGCGATGGCTATCGCTCGCGGCTACGTCGCTCCCCGCGGACTGGACCTCAGCGTCAAGCCGGGCTTCCAGACCATCGAATCCCGGGACGGACAGATCAGCGCCATCGTGTTCGTCGTGACAGCGAGCTGACCACCGCCGTACCCTGGGTAGGACAGTCTTCTTAGAAGGAGTTTCCTATGGCTGAATGGGCTGACCTCGGTCACGCAATGCGTCGTCGTGCGGGACTTCCTTCGAACCACTTCGAGGCGGCAGGAACCAGCATGGCACGCAGCAACCCGACAAGCTCCGAGGCTCACGACGCGGCGGCTGCCGCTGGCAGCGCCAAGGTTCCGTTCTCCGTCGTCGCCCCCGAGGCGGGCACCGCGGTGAAGCGGAAGAGCACCCAGTCGAGCGACCCGACCTCGGGCGGCAAGGCGAACCGCAAGAACGTGGAGCGCCTCGGTGCGTCCTACCACGTCACCGGTCGCATCCCGGCGCACATCGACCCGGCTGCCGGTGCCACCATGGCGTCGGCGCGCATCGTGCCCTCGGTCGCCGGTCGCAACGGCTTCAACGGCGCTCGGGACGCAGCGACCCGCTGATGCCTGAAGCTCTCTCCCCGCAGTTCGGAAAGCAGGGATCGGCGACTCCTCCCAAGCCACCGGTCCCTGTCTCTGCGCCCCAGCCCGCTGCTCCGGTGCAGCCCCCGCTGGCGCTCAGCGCGGGGACGATGAACTCGTTCCAGCAGAAGACCGCCTGGCGCACACCGGCAGGGATGCCGTACAGCGCTCAGGCTGGCGGTCTCTCCACGCTCAACTTCGACGCCGGACAGTCGGTCCCAGCCGCTCCTACGAACTGAGGTAGCCATGCCCGGGAACATGAACCCGAACCAGAACTGGCAGTCGCTGGGCGGTGGCGGGCTGTACGGGTACAACAACCAGGGCGGCGTCGGAGGTACCGCAGCGCGGTCTGACCTCGATGCTGCTCGTATCGGCACCGGGCGCACTCCAGAGGCGGAGTACCCCGACGGCTACCTCGGAACGATCCGCTCGCGGCGGGATGACCGCCTGCTCGACTCGGTCAAGAACCGCCTCGGCGACAAGGCGTACCAGCGCGGGGTCCACAAGGGCGAGCGCATCGAGCCGTCCGACTACTTCTGGTCCTCGGAGTTCTCCGACAAGGACGGCATCAAGCGGCAGAGCCGCGCTCGTGCCGTGGAGGAGGACGGCGTCACCGTCTACCGGATTCCGCGGCAGACCCCGAGCATGAGGCTGGCTCCTCCGCCTCACCTCGTCAACGACGGCAAGGCGAACACCCTCGCGAACGAACCCGCGCAGATCGACAAGGTCCGCGCCCAGCAGCTCCGGTATCTGAAGCCCACCTGGTCCTGACGTTCAGCCAGTCAAGCGGCGGTCCCCGCTGCAACACTGGTAGGAGCGTGCGTTCATAGGAGGTGAGATGCCCAATACTGCTGACGGTCGGTACGACCACAAGCCGTGGGATGCGATTCAGCCCGGTGGCATCGTCGCTGCTCCTACGAGCGCCGAGAAGAACTGGAACTACCTCGGTCCGTTCGCCTCGAACCAGGAGCGTCTCACGCAGCAGGCGCTGACCGTGGCGACCATGTCGCGAGACGACATCCTTCGAGACGTGCGTCCGGTGCTCCCCCAGATTCGACAGTTCCCGGACCGGTTCATAGGAGCCAGCTCCCAGCCCACCATCGAGGACGTGGTCTCGCTCGACCGCGCCTACAACGAGCCGCGAGCCAACTGGTTCTCCGGTGGCGACATGTCCGGCAGCTCCCGCAACAGCCTGGAAGGTGTCTGATGGTCAAGCCCACCGCTGGTCAGTTCCCGCACTTCGAGGAGACGCACGACCCCGCGGGATTCCGCACGGCGATCCTCGGCGCGAAGCTCGCGAACAAGAACGGTGCCTCCGTGGATGTGCACTCTGTGGGGGAGTACTCGACCCACAAGATGTTCACCACCCGCGACAAGATGGCTGGCTACTCGGTGACGCCGTCCGGCGAGCTGGTCTCCGTGTTCAAGAACCCGGTGTCCAACTACGAGAACGTCGCCCAGCGCGCTGCGGAGCATGGCACCCTCGTAGGAGGAGCCACCCACCTCAACGCCTACGACGGCAAGCTCCCCGAGATGTACGCCAAGGGTGGCTTCAAGCCGTCCGCGCGCATCCCCTGGAACGAGGAGTACAAGCCGGAGGGCTGGAAGGGCGGCAGCCCGGACGTGGTCATGATGCACGCCGATGCGCACGTCAACCGCAAGCCCTACAACGGGACCAAGGGCAAGCAGTTCGCCGAGTGGGACGACGCGGAGAAGCACACCGTCTCCCAGGCGAAGCGCGCCGCCACCCGCCAGAAGACCCAGGTCTCCAAGCTGAAGGAGCAGTACGGTGGCAACTGACGGTGACGGAGGCGAGACCTTCGAGCTTCAGGCTGGTCGCATC